TGTCAGATGGATATTAAAGCTGTAGTTAGTGGCACTACACAGCACACTGAAACTTTGACTTTCCAAGTGATTGACGGGGTAACAGCATAATGGCAAATCTTGTTTTTAAATTTAGTTGGGATCACCGGCCATTCCCGTATAACTCGGCTCAGGGAAAACGGCAATTCATGCTGCCATTCGCTTCAGGCATTCCTAATCTGGCACCAAACTTTTCGCAGGTCCAAGGTACTGCTGCAGTCTCTCAAGGTGGTACTGGGGCGACAACTGCACTAGATGCTCGAAATAATCTCGGAGCAGCAGAAAAAGGGGTGAATAGTGACATTACAGAGCTAAAAGGATTAACCAAGGCTATTGCAATTTCTCAAGGTGGTACCGGTGCAACAACTCCATCCGATGCTCGAACTAACTTAGGGCTTGGTAGTGCCGCGACTAGAAATGTTGGTACTACAGCTGGTAATTTGATAGAAGTTGGCGGTTTTGGAATTGGTGGAGTAGGCCAAACTTTTGAAAGAAAAATGATTACGGGAGTAAACCTAGATTCTGTCGTTAGCTATGTATTGTTATTTCCTTATTCTGTCAGAAGCTCACCCAATCGAAACATGTTTGGTGAGCTAGTGTTTTCGAGGGGTGATTCAGGCTCAGCAAATCAACATTCGAGAACTTTAGTATCAATTCAGCAAGCATATGATCGTGTTACAGCTCGGTTTATTAGTATTGGTGTAACAACTCATATTTCAGGTATGGCTGTAGTTAAATATCAAAATGTAGACTATGTTGCCATTCGAAGAACAGCAAGTTCTTCAACATCGGCATTTAGATATTTTTCCGGTATTTCCAATATTACATCTGATAATTATTTAGTTACTGTTCATACAGATGACGTTGTTATTGTCAGTGAGATACCTGTTGTAATTGAGCAGCTAAGAACATCTGCGAATACTTCTGTGGATTCCAACGGTTTCATAAAAGCAGCATCACCAGTAGTTAAGCTATTTAACGACCATATCGAGCTCAATAATGATGCAGAAAAGCAGCCTATTGAATTTAAGAAAGTCGATGTAGGCGACTATTTACTTAAAGGCTCTTTAGGCTTTGCTCAAGAAGGTTGGTATATCGAAGTACCTAAAGACGCAAACGGCAACACAATCGTTGCAGTAGTGTATGACACCCTAGAAAATGGTGACATCTCAATTAAAACTTACAAGCGTAAGTTTGATTTTGAACTTGCTGCTGTTGTGGCAGATCACGAGAACCCAATGGACATTCCAGAAGGCCGCTGGATTGATATCCGTCTGCATGAAGAACCTGAACCAGAACCTGAGGTTGAAGAAACTTTGAGTGAAACACCAGTGGATTTCCAGCCTACTAACTTATCTCAGGCAGTTGCTGCAGCCATGAATGGCGTGGAACCGCCAGAAATCTCAGACACAGACGAAACACTTTAATAACCCGCTTAAAAAGCGGGTTTTTTATTGCCTAAATTTTGGAGAACCATAAATGAGTTCAGGCGCAAAAATTCGATTATATGCTTGTGAAGAAGCAGTTTTAGGAACAACTCCAGCAAACCCGATCTGGTACACAGTTCGCCGTGTAAGTGATGGTTTATCTGAAAATGTTTCTACTGAAGAAAGCAGTGAAGTGGTTGATTCACGTTTTCGCCAAGGTGGGGTAGTTACTGAAGCAGAAGTAGCAGGTCAGTTAGAGTTTGAATTATCACTTGGTACCTTTGATTTGTTCTTAAGTGCTTTAGCATTCAATAACTGGGCGACAAACAGCTTAACAATTGGCGGTGCTGTTCGAAAATCATTAACGTTAGTTAAAGTTTTTGAAGATATTGGGCAGGTGTTTATTTACCGTGGAGTTCAGGTCAATTCTGGTGAAATTACTATCCAGACTACAGGAAAGATCACTGGTAACTTTGGTCTTGTAGGTAGCTCATTTACTAGACAGCAAGTCAACCCTGTTGTAAATCCGATTGCAGCTTCAACACGTCCACTGGTCAGTATGCCAAACGTGGAAAACTTGCTTGTAAACGGCCAGTCAATTCAAGGCAAAGCATGTCTACAGTCTTTGACCATTTCTATTAACAATAACCTTGAAGCAATCCGTTGTATCGGATCTGGTAAATACACTCCAGAGTTTTATTTAGAGAAGATGATGGATATCGAAGCGAATGCTTCATTCATGTTCTCGGCCACAGCTGCTGGTTGGATTGATGCAATCAAAACCCGTGATGTGTTTACACTGACCTTCGACATCAGAGACAGCAAAGGAAGTAAATATTCGTTCAACTTCCCGCAATTGGAAGTCATGGAAGCCAATCACCCGGATGGTGGTGGTGATGACATCATTACTGTAGATATCAACTTTGCCCAAGTGCGTACTAGTCCAACGATTGTACGTGCTCTTGTGTAATCAGCTTATTCAGTAACAAAGCCTATGGAATCCCATGGGCTTTTTTATTTCTACAAATTAGAGGTTGCTATGGCTTTAAAAGTCGGAATTATTAAAAGCTCGGACGTATCAAAATGGTGTGAATACAAAGGTGCTGATGGAGAGGTACAGGCAGAGTTCAAAGTCCGTGGTATCGCATATAAGCCTTTTCAGGTAGCTATTGAACGAGCAGGTAACCAGATCTCGTCTAAAGGCTACGATGTAATGGTCAAAGATGAAGATGCCAAGCTTTATCACGAGTTGTTAATGGATGCATGCGCCGCCCACTTAATCGAAGACTGGAAAGGTGTGGTATTTGCCGAAATCGTAGACGGTAAAACGGTTGAATCTGAAAAGCCCTATACACCTGAGAATGCCTCAAAGCTTCTTAATCTTGGTGATATTGGTATTTCAATCTGGCTATTCATTAAAGAACAGGCCCAGAAGATTCAGGAAGACGCAGACAAGGACAAGGCTTTAATTCTGGGAAAGTCATCGAGCTCTACAAATACCAAAAAACGTATGCGTCGAAAACGCCGCACGAAATCGAACAAATCAAGTTCTTAGGTGGTCGTATTCCTGATCCGCCAGAGTATTCTTATGCGGCTGATTCCATTCTTTCGGCATTTAGCACTATTGCCAGATCCAGACGGTATGAGCAGGGCATCCCGTTATCTTTAGATCAGCAGGCAATCAATGTCTATGCAGAGCATAATGATTTACCAGTAGCTGCTCATATCTTTAATGACTGTATTTTTGCATTGGATAACTTGTTTTTAGATGAAGCCCATAAAAAAATAAATTCCAAGTCCTCAAAAAAGTAACCCTAGAGTTATTTACATATAATAACTCTAGGGTTATTATTATCTCATCAAGTTAATAAGGGATTGGTGTGAAAAGTCTGGATTTAATCAAAATGATTGAAGCAGATGGTTGGTATGAGGTTAGGGTTTCAGGAAGTCATCATCACTTTAAACACCCAACCAAAAAGGGGTTAGTTACAATCCCACATCCTAAAAAGGATTTACCAAACGGAACTGTTAAAAGCATTTTGAAACAAGCGGGTCTAAATTGACCCGCTGTTTCCCGACTTTAAATACTATATCCCTTACAACTAATCATAACGCAGTGGGCGATATGTTTATGCTAAGGGCATGGAGTGTTGAGATGTTATATCCAATTGCAATTGAACGAGGATCAGATACTGAGGCATTTGGTGTCACTGTTCCTGATATTCCAGGTTGTTTTAGTGCTGGTGACACACTTGAAGAAGCTATTGAGAATGTTAAAGAAGCTATTTCAGGCCATTTAGAAATATTGGCTGAAGATGGTGAGGAAATCCCATTAGCTTCCGAACTAGTTAAATTTGTCGATGATCCTGAATATAAAGGAATGATCTGGGCGGTTACCGAAGTTGATGTTAGTCGTTATCTGGGTAAACCAGAAAAAATCAATGTTACTTTACCAAGCCGTTTGATTCGTAAAATTGATGAGAATGTAGGTAAAGGTAAGAGATATACTACTCGATCGGCTTTCTTGGCTGCTGGTGCTGAAAAACTTTTACATGCATAGCCTGATTTAAAAGACCACCTTCGGGTGGTTTTCCTTTATGTGACATTTAATGATCAGTTTGTTAAAGTTAGTACACTTTATAACAAATGGTGAAATTCATGAAAAAAATATTGGCTGCTGGATTAATCGGTTTTGGGTTAGTTGGGTGTGCTACCACACCTCAGCAACCATCAGAACCTGTAAAATTTGAAAAGGTTTATCAAATAGATGGATTAAAGCAAGGGCAAATTTATGATGGCGCACGTCAATGGTTTGCTACAGCTTTTCGCTCGGCAAATGCAGTAATTCAGTATGAGGATAAGACTACGGGTTCAATTATTGGCAAAGGTAATATGCCATACCGTTGTTCTGGGTTTGCTGATTGTATGACTGTTACGGCTGGTGATCGAGTGGATTTCACAGTGCGTGTAGACACAAAAGATGGGAAAATGAAAGTGAGTTACGATAATCTTACTCACTATAAACCAGCACAGGTAATTAGTGGAGTTCGATATAATGAAACTAATAGACCTATTACTGAAAACTATCCATCAGCTAAAATAATTATGGATGAATTAAATAAATCATCCGATCAAATGGCTGAAAAGATTAAAACTCAACAAAAAATTAATGCCGATTGGTAATTAACATGAGCACTCATGGCATGAGTGCTCTTATTTTATTAAGTATTACATTGTAGTGATGATATGAAGAAACTATTTATAACAGCAGGGCTAATGAGTGCTGGATTTTTTGGGTTAACAAGCGTTCACGCAAGTGAATGTGGTTATGAGAAATTGCAAGGAAGTGAATTTTCTTTAACAGATATGTCAAAAAAATATGTGCTTAACTCTTTTTTTGTTGATCCGAATAAGGATATTTTTGCTGGAATTCAACGCAATGAAAAGAATTATGAATCGTTGAAAAATAATAAATTCAAAGTAGTAGAAACAGGCGTGCTCACCAGCACAAATGAAAAGAGATTACTTCCAACTAGATATTCAGAATTTGTTATTAATAATAAATCGTATGTGCATGATAGGGCTTTAGCCTCAAAATTATTAACATCTGACTGTAAAACTTATTATTTAAGTGGAGGTTTAACTTTAAGACCAGAATCTACGCAATTTATGTTCTTAAAAGCCGATGGTAGTAAGGCTGATGAGGGGAGCTATATTGAATTATTTGGAAGTGCTCTGAAGCAAAAAGACACTTCTGCATCTGTAATTTTTGATCGTTTTGAAAAAATAGTTAATATAAAAACTAAAGATTTCGATAATATGTTACTGCGAGGGACATACAACCCAACAACAAAGAAACTTTTAACAAGTCAATTGTATTTGAATACATCATTCATAGGTAAATGGGGGAATATTCAAATTGCCTATGATACCGATGGAAATACTCATGAAGTTGTGAAAATTGATCGAGATGCAGACTGCTCTAATAGGTATATGGACTGTAAATTAAGTGAGATAGTTGGAGTATCATTGTCAGAACCATTTCTAAGAAAAAATAAAAATGGCTTTGAGCTAAAACTTAAAGGTCAACAAGATCGGATTATCAAAGTACCTTCCGATATGGTAGTTTCGTTCTTAGATGGATTGGATGCTGCGAAAAAGAAATATTAAGATAGAAAAAAGCACCCTAGGGTGCTTTTTTCATGCGATCAACAATCTTGTCGGCTATTTTTTCAATTACATCATCGGTAATAGTTGCTGATTCTCTGACCAAATCAAAATGTTTAGTTGGCTCTAAGCCTTTAGTCATCAATGTAATCATTGCTGTGTTTAAGGAAATATTTTTATTCTCGGCATAATTAGTTAAATCATCATAAAGTTCTTGTGGCATACGCACTTGAGTTCGCTTCCAGTCATCTTGCGAGACAATTCTGCCAGTCTTTGGATCTGCCATTTTGTGTTAACCTAAAAATGTGTTTGACAAGATAATAACACTATGGAATACTGATTTCAATGGCAAGATAATAGTGTCATTAAAAGAAACCCCTTGCGACTCTCACATCAAACAAGGGGCTCTATCTAATCTCTAAGAGGAAATCAGATATGGTTAGTTTAACACAAATAAATAATACGCAAGTATCCGTTATAAATTTCAAATCTATTCCAGTTGTAACGACTGAAATGCTTGCAGGTTTTTATGGTACTGAGTCAGTGCGTATCCGTCAGAATCATAATGAAAATAAACAACGATTTATTGAGGGTAAGCATTTTTTTAAAATTGTTGGTCAAGAATTAAAAGATTTTGTGAGTAGTTTAAAACTACTTGCAAACTCCCCAACAATTTCAAATAAGGTTCGGTCCCTAATTCTTTGGACAGAACGTGGTGCAGCACGCCATGCCAAGATGCTCGATACAGATCAAGCATGGGAAGTATTTGAGCAACTGGAAGATTGCTATTTTGTTCGAAAGGAAATTTTAGCCAAAACCCATAAATCTGAACGCACACCATTACATGATGCTCATGCTTTACTTGTGGCTAAGACTAAGCACCTCAACTCGAGTGATGCATGGAAAATCATTAATCAACGCTTTGGAACAAATCATATTGATGAAATCCCATATGACATGATTCCTGTAGCTGTTGAATATGTGCACCATTTGATTGCTATGTACAGTGGTGCAGAAAAGAAAGGGCAAGGTTCATTGTTTGATAAAGATGCTTATGAATTGGTTCGCAAACTTACTGAAGCAGTCATCATAGAAAATGATGAAATCGTTCCAGTTCTGCTTGCTGTAAAAATGCTTGATATGAAGAAGTTCGCGTATTACTCACACTTAGTAGTGAAAGCGAATGAAGCAGCACGAGATATTGCTCGATTGTTGGATTTCAGGAACCTACAAAATGAGCCGTTGATTGATGCAGACTGTTCGGTGATAGCCATGTCTAATGGACAAAGATTTCTAGCACGACCGAACTGGTTTAACTGCCCAGCTTAGTAATTATTTTTAAACAGAACCCACTCATTTGAGTGGGTTTTTTATTGCCCAAAATTCATAGCTCACTTTTGTGGGCTTTTTATTGCCTAGAGGAAAAGTAAGATGGCACAAGAATCCCGTTTGGTCATTGTTATTGATTCGCAAAATGCTGAACGTAATGCGCGTAATCTAGGCAATGAGCTGGATAGTATTGAACGTAAAGGAGACTATGCTTCGAAGTCTATGGATGGCTTATCTGTAGCTACTCGTGCACTTGCAGGCTATATGGCAGGATTGGTTACTGTGGGTGCAGCCATCTCTAAAATGGATGCTTATACTGGATTACAGAATAGATTAAAGTTGGTTACCAACAATCAAGCTGAATTGAATAAAGCAACTGAAGATACTTTCCGAATTGCTCAAAAGACATATTCAGCTTGGGATTCGGTGTTACAGGTTTACCAACGCTTTAGCGATAATGCTAAGACTTTAAACCTTACTATGGACGATACTGCGCGTTTAACTGAAACCGTATCTAAAGCCGTAGCAATTAGTGGTGCAAGTGCAGAAGCTGCTGATGCTGCTTTAGTTCAGTTCGGGCAGGCCTTGGCAAGTGGAACGTTGCGTGGAGAAGAACTTAATTCTGTAATGGAGCAAACCCCAGCACTAGCAAAGGCTATTGCTAAAGG